GCGGGTTGCAGTCGTAGTAGGCCCGCAGTTTCAGCGGCAACGGCTGGCGGTTCACCATCCGCGCCTCGGCCTTCTGCGCCAGCCGAGTCAGCACAGTATCAACGGACCCTACGGGGATTTGGCTGCACTCGTTGAAGTAGACCGTGGCGAACTCCATCCCGAGGATTTTCTCGGTGCGGTCCTTGTCATCGACGCCGCCAAACCAGAGTTGCGAGCCGTTCGGAAAGTCGCAGTAGAGCTCCTGCTTGTGCAGGTTGTACTCGACGCCAGGAAAGGCGCTGGCCATCACTTTCGGGAAGGTGTCCAGCACGATGCTGGCCTTGATGTGATTCAGCCTGAAGCGGAAGATCGCGTGCCGGCTGTATGGCGCCTTGACCGCCCGCATCACCGTGTTGCGCGTCAGCAAGAAGGTCTTGCCGCTCCTCGAGCCTCCGAACAGCATCAGATGCGTGGCAGGGCCGGCAAGGATCGCCTGAGCCTCCTCCTGCCGCGAGGTGAGCTTAAAGGCGCTCGTCATGCGCCGATGCGATCACCTGAATCGGCCCACCATCCGCGCCTGTGTGCTCGGTTCGGCTGAGCTTCGGCACGTGGTACTCGATGACATCCATCATGCACTTCCACGCAGCGGCAGGCCCATCGCGCTCGGCAATCTGGTCGAGCCACCCTTGCAGGCGCTCGGCATTGCCATCGACCAGTCGCGCAATCGCCTCGCGGGCGTTGGCGGTGGATTTGTTCGGAGTGCCTTTGGTGCGGCCACCGTGCTTTTCTCTGGCCATCTCTACCTTGGACTACTTTAGTTTTGGTTCAAGCAGATGAACCGCGACCCTGACGAACCCGGCCGGCCCCCAGCGTTTCGTTCCGGTCAGCGTGACAATCTGCCGGTCATCCTGCCAGATAACGCCGTTTCCCGCATCCGCAATGGCCTTGGCGATGTTGTCGATGTCGGGCTTCTTCAGGCACCACTCATTGTCGTGCGCAGCTCGCTTCTTTTCCGACCACCCGTGAGGCATGGAGAAAACCGCCTCCAGCGTCAGGGAGACGGGCTGGCTTGTGGGCAGATGATCGCCCATTGCCCGCTGCGCCGCAAGAGCCACCAGCGATTCGTAAACCACGGTCTTGCCAGGAGTGTAGAGCCTGCCGGTCTTGGTTGCCCTTGCGCGGCCTTTGGCCTGCGGCTCGCCCGGGACTACGAACTGGCACAGTAGCGACATCATGCTCGGCCCCGGTATCGGTCTCGCATCACCTGGCGGAATGGGTCAGTCACGGGTGGCTTCACGGTTGCCATGTACCAGAACGCCAGCGCCGGCCGCTGCTGGTGGAGTGCCTCCACGAACCTGTCGTAGCAGCATGGTGCGCCGGAATAGGTCCACGGCGGAAGGCCGCACTGGCATGGCGTCTGTCCCCGGCTCATAGCAGAAGGCCTCGCATCGGGTAATCGGATCGCGTCCGGCTTCGCATGACAGGCCGAGCTGGTTCGGTGCCCATGTGGAGTGCCGGCAGGATGGGCAGGAGAGCATCAGTCGATGTCCTCTGCGATATTCGGCGCATCCAGCGGGATCGCCATCGCTGCCCGCATGGCGTGGGACTTGGTGGCGTAGCCGGTCCATGATCGTGCCGCGGCGCGATTGTTCGGCGCGATCAGACGCCACCACCAGCGCACATCGCCGCTGTGCGGATTGCCTGCGCGGAAAACCTCAAATCGCCACATGGCGGCTCCTCATGAACGACGGCGGATTGGCCTTGATCGCTGCTACCTCGGCGGTAGCGAGCGCAGTTTCGCACCGAGCGCCGTCATCCGCAAGATGCTCGCGCAGGATGTCGCGCAGGCGCTGGTCGTGTTCGGCACCGCGCAGCAGCAGGCGCACGGCGTGCTCTGAGCGCGGGACTCGCGCCCATGAGAGCCGGTCAGCGTCAGCGGGTCGGCTGAGTGCGCCGGCGATCTGGCCGATCTGCTCGGCAGCGCGGGCGAGGTCTGTGGGCGATGGAGGCGGAAGGGCTGGTGCGCTGGCCTGCTCGCCTCGGTTGTGATCGCGGCAGATGCCGATAAACTGCGCCAGCGTGGGTGGCCAGTCGCTGCCGCCGTCAATGACGGACTGAATCGCTCGGCGCAGCACTTCGGGCTTGAAGCGGCGCAGCTGCTCCTCCCATGTTGCCCGCACCTCGCCGGAGTCGTCGGCGAACATGGTGGCGAGCTTCTGGTGCCCGTAGATCGCGGCCAGGCGCTGAAAGAGGCGGTCAGCCCAAGGGGTCTGCATCAATCGTTCTCCAGTCCTCCTGCGGCCCGTCTCGCTTGCCTGTCAGGCGGGCAACGGTCTCGGCTGCTCGCTCGGCCGCGGTCATGCGTCTGGCCATCCAGTCCGCCCGAAACCCGGTCCATCCGCGCAGGCAGCATTCCTCGAGCGCGGACTGCAAGGTGATTCCGGCCTTTTGCGCCTCGCGCTCGATGCGCTCTACCGCTGATGCGGTCACTGGCGCTCGCTTGGCCTTGCGCAGCGTCAGAAAGTCTCTCCAAGCATCTTCGCTCACCGCATCAGGCCGCGCAGCGGCCTTATTGTTTCTTGGTTCATGGTTCATGGTTCTTGGTTCATGGTTCATGGTTGGTATTGCCCCCTGATTAGGGTGGGCATCGCCACCCGATAGGGGGGGCATAGGGGGGGCATCGCCACCCGATACCGTCCTCTTGCGCTCCCTATGCCTTCCCCATCGTGCGTCGGCGCCTGCTTTGCCTCCTTCCACCTGGGCGTGATAGATGGCGAGTTCCTGCTCGCATCGCGTGTGCCGCCATGTGATGACAGGATTGTCGGCCGGATCGCCGTCCTCCTCGATGAAGAACTCGCGCAGCACCGCTTCAACGACATCGGCGTGATCGCGCATCCGAATGATGCGAGCAATCTGTGCAGGGGTTCCGGTTGGTGGCTGTTCGTGCTGGTAGTAGAAGTCCAGCAGCCGGCGATATGCAATGTCCTCCAGCGGCGTCAGGTGTGCCGTGTGGCTGGAGTAGTCGCCCAGATGGAAGGGGTAGTAGTGCAATGCAATCTCCATCGGCGGACGGCCCCGGAGGTGAGAATTCCGGAAGCGCGGCCACCGTTGCAGTGGTCAGACGGGCACCGAGGCCGTCCCCGATAGAGACTGCTGGCGCTTTCTATGCGCTTCTCACGGCGCATGGTCATTCTATCGTGAGCGGGCCAGCGTGTATAGGCCGACTCGCTTGCCGCCGCGCTCAACGATGTTGCACGCGATCAAGTGGCCGCGCTCGCGCAGCTCACCAACGCGGGCGGCAAGGCGCAGGCATCCGAACTGGTGGAGAGCATCCAGCGCGGTCAGGCTGCGGCCTCGCGCCAGATGGTGCAGGATGGCATCGGTCTGGGACATGGCTCCTCCGTTGTGGGTGGCCGAGTCTGCTGCGATGCTGCGCCGGTTGTCAACCCTGCGCGGTAGTGGTGGTGGCGGGTTGGATCGTTTCGCGCCCGCCTCGCGCCCCACGGAGACTCAGCCGCCAGACGATCCGCCAGCGCCCCTGCTGTCCTGTTTCTGAAAGTACGCCCGCAGCGCATCGGCGGTAGTCGCCAGTGGCGTCTTTGTGATGCCGTAGCGCAGCTTCTGGAGCCGCGCCATCGGGACGCCCGTCGCCGCATTGATGTCTCGCAGGTCGCTCTCGCGGCACGCTCGCACCCGCGCAATGATGTCTGCTGTGTTCATGCCGCCACACTACCATGCGCGGCAGGAAACTGAAACTTTTCTACCGCCGGGGGTTGACGCACCTACCCGCAGGGACTAATATCTCTCTACCGACAACGGAACAACCAACGGAGCAAAACATGACCACCACCACCTTCACCTACCAGCGTGTCACCTTTTGCGGCCGTCGAGGATGGATCGCCACGCGCTGGGAAAACGGAGTGTTTGCCGGCCGGATGTTCGGCGAGACAAAGCGGCAAGCTGCCGCGCAGTTCGACTGATCCGCACCCAACCACGGAACAACCAACGGAGCAAAACATGACCACCACCACGTACACCCTGCCGGCGCGGAAGTTTGAGGACTTCGATGATTGCCTTGCCGCAGCGTGCGAGGAAATTGCTAAAAAGCTCGATGTGGAGCTTTGGCAGACGAATGCCCGGTGGGATGACGAGATGCGCGACGCCGTTGTTGTGACGGTGCATGGGAATTGAGTGCGGAGGAGATGTGAAATGAAATTCAGCGTCAACATCTCAGTTGCCAACCGATTCGGCCGCGTTGCCGAGGACATGACTGCGGTTTTCGACCGCGACATCGACCAGTGGGACGAGGACGGGATGTGTTTCCGCATCCTCAACCACCGTGGCAACCAGGCCCCGTGGGCGATGAATCTCATCGGCGCTCGCCAAGCCGAACTCATCACCTGGGAGCTCTCGCAGGCGGTGTACTCCTACGAGAACAATTACTTCAACCAGTGAGCGCAAACATGACCACGCCCACCATCGGCCAGTCCCTGCGGGGTCTTGTGGACAAGGCCAAAGAGATCGAGCAACTGCTGGACGCTTCGTGGCCGCTCGACCCCACGATGCACGGACACGCCTCGGCGCTGATTTTCATGCTGCGACTCAATATTGAGACGCAGGCCATGCGGGCGGAATGGCGCGAGTCGCAAGAGGCCAGCGAATGACCCCCGACCCCTACGAGGACATGGAGTGGCGGGAGTTCATTGCCCGCCAAGACCGGCGCGACCGCCATGTCGGCATTGCAATGGGCTTCGCGGCCCTGGCCATCCTCATCATTCTGCTCGTCGAGCACATCGACGCCATCCTTCCCTACCTCCCCCACTGAGGACACCATGAAAGAGATCGCATCCGCGCTGGTCAAAGCGCAAAAGGCCTTCGGGCCTGCGCTGAAGTCCAGCAGCAACCCGCATTTCAAATCCCGCTACGCTGACCTTGCCGCCTGCGTCGAGGCGGTCATCGACGCCCTCAATGACGCCGGCATCGCGCTCATCCAGTCAACGCACGAATGCGAGTCTGGCGTGATGGTCGAGACGGTTTTCGTGCATGAGTCAGGCGAGACGCTCAGCGCCGGCAAGCTCCATGTGCCGGCCAGCAAGCAGGACGCGCAGGGCTACGGATCGGCCCTCACCTACGCCCGCCGCTACAGCCTCATGGCCGCGTGCGGCATCGCACCCGAGGACGATGATGGCAACGCTGCCAGCAAGCGCCCCGCAGCATCCCCGCAGGCAGCATCCGGCGAACTGGTCACCGCCGCCCGCCTTGCCGCCGCTGATGGCCGCGCTGCGTTCAAAGGCTTCTGGGCCGCACAAGGCCAGCAGCAACGCCAGCTTCTGGCGCCGCATCTTGAGGCGCTCAAGGCCGCAGTTGAGCACGCCGAGGCCGGCAAGGAGTCCCCGCTGTGAAGCCGCACTACAGCCCGCAGGGCACCGGCGCATGGCTCAACCAGCGCGTCGGCAACCTGACCGCATCGCGCATGGCCGACGCAATGGCGCGGCTCAAGCAGACAGACAAGCAGCGCAAGGCCAACGAGCCTGGATCGCCTGCCGAGGCTCGACGCAAATATTTGATCGAGATCGTCTGCGAGCGGCTGACCGGCGATGCGGTGCCGCACTATGTGAACGACTTCATGCGCTGGGGCATCGAACAGGAGCCGAACGGCAAGGCCGCATTTGAGGCCCGCACGGGCCTGCTACTGACTTCCTGCGGCTACCACACGCACCCGACCATCGCGCATTTCGGAGCGACCCCGGATGCGCTGGTCGATGCCGGTTGGGTGTTCGAGCTCAAGTGCCCGCAGACTAAGACGCATATCGAATGGATGCTGGACGGCGAGGTTCCCGAGCAACACCGGCCGCAGATTCTCGCGCAGTTGGCCTGCACCGGCCGCAAGTCTGCGTGGTTCTGTAGCTACGATCCGCGATTGCCTGAGAAGCAGTCCCTGATGATCCTGCCGTGGCATCCGCCTGCGGAGGAGATCGCCAAAGTGGAAGCCGAAGCCATTGCATTCCTGGCGGAAGCCGATGCACTGTTCCAACAGATCACCGATAGCCAACCATGACCACCGAAGTCCTCACCAATCGTCAGCGCCAGGTGCTTGCCGGCGTTGCTGCCGGCCACGGCCACAAGCAAATCGCCCGCGACCTCGAAATCAGCCGCTGCACCGTTAAGCAACACCTCGTCTTTGCCCGCGCAGCCATGCAGGCACGCACCAGCGTTGAGGCTGCGATCAAAGCTACCAAGGCTGGCCTGCTATGAAGTTCCGGTATCGCTCACGCGCTGATATGCGCGAATGGCTGCGCACTCATGTGCGGATTGACGGCGACTGCCGCATCTGGGCAGGGACGGTCAACTCCAGCGGGATGCCGCTGGTGTGCTGGATGCCGCACGGCAAGCGCCTGCGTGCTCGCACTCTGCTGCTGACCCTCACCGGGCGCCCGATGCCGGCCGGCACGGTTGTCTGGTCATCGTGCGGGCGCTCCGATTGCATGAGCCCCGCGCATCTGCTCACCGGCACCAGGCAGGAGATGATCGCGTACATGGTCGCGGAAGGCCGCTTCATGCGCGGCATTCCGCGAGCATTGGCAAGCGCCCGAAGCCGCCCAGGCTCACGGCTCGGCATCCGCCACGCACGAGATGTCGCGCAGGCCGCAGCATACGGAGCCACCCATGCGCAGATTGCCGCGCAGTACGGGGTCCACGAATCAGCCGTTGGCCATGCTCTGGGCCGCTGGCGCAAGGCAGGAGTGATCTGATGAAGTACGATGATTTTGTGGCTTCTAAGCGCCGAGCAGAGTTGGCTACCGGTCATGCGCCTGGTGAGCTGAACGAGCATCTGTTCGACTTTCAGCACGCCATCGTGTCATGGGCCGTGCGGCGCGGGCGATCTGCGATCTTTGCGGACACAGACCTTGGCAAGACGCTGATGCAGCTTTCGTGGGCCGATGAGGTGGCCCGTCACACTGGCGGCGCGGTGCTGATCCTGGCCCCGCTGGCTGTGTCAGAGCAGACCATCGAACAGGGCCGGGCCTTCGGCATTGAGGTTTCTCGCGTGCCTCATGGCGGATCGCCTAGCGGGCCTGGCGTCTGGATCACGAACTATGAGCGCATGGAGGCCGTGGACTTCATCGAGCTGCGAGGCCTGGTGCTGGACGAGTCCAGCATCCTCAAGGCGCACGACGGCAAGACGCGCACCAAGATCATCGAATCGGCCCAGGGCGTGCCGTACCGCCTGAGCTGCACGGCCACGCCGAGCCCGAACGACTTTGAGGAGCTGGGCAACCAGTGCGAGTTCTTGGGTGTGATGACGCGCACCGAGATGCTGGCCACGTACTTCGTGAACGACACCGGCGACACCGGCACATGGCGCCTGAAGGGCTGGGGCGCGTCGAAGTTCTGGGAGTGGATGGGCACCTGGGCCGTGGTGCTGCGCAACCCGAGTGACATCGGATTCGATGGCTCGCGTTACGCGCTCGAAGATCCGCAGTACATCGAGCACGTGGTGCAGACCGAGCCGCTTGGTGATGATCTGTTCTCGCGGCCGGCGCAGACTCTGACAGAGCGCCGTAAGGCTCAACGGCAGAGCATTGATGCTCGGTGCCACGCGCTGGCCGATGTGGTGAACGCTGATGCCTCCGAGCCATGGCTGATCTGGTGCCATCTGAATGACGAGGCCGAGCTGCTGGCGTCGGAG